AAAGTTTATTGATCAATATAATAAACGACCTACAAAAGAAACGTTACAGATTGATATTGGTAAACGTAAAGACTTAAACGAAGAAGAATATAAACGTATTGTTGAGTTAATCTCTACATTAAACAAAGAAGAAATAGACTTAGATTGGTTAGTAAATACAACAGAAAAGTTTTGTAAAGACCGTGCTGTTCATAATGCTGTTATGGACGGTATACATATATTAGATGGAAAAGATAAAAAACATACTCCAGAGGCTATACCAGAAATATTACGGGACGCTCTATCTGTTAGTTTTGATCGCAACGTTGGTCACGATTACCTATCTGATATAGAACGTAGATTTGATTTCTATCATAAAAAAGAAAATCGTATACCATTTGATTTAGATTACTTTAATAAAGTAACAAAAGGCGGTTTGCCTACTAAAACTCTCAATGTTGCTTTAGCAGGTACTGGTGTTGGTAAAACTTTATTCATGTGTCATCAGGCCGCTAGTGCTTTAGCACAAAATAAAAATGTTTTGTATATCACTATGGAAATGGCAGAAGAACGTATCGCTGAACGTATAGATGCTAATCTACTTAATATCTCTATGGAAGATTTACATATGTTGAATAGAAAACTATTCAATGATAAGATTACTTCTCTACAATCTAAAACTACAGGTACATTAATTATCAAAGAATATCCAACTGCTAGTGCTGGTGTCAATCACTATCGAGCATTAGTCAATGAGTTAGCACTTAAAAGAACTTTCAAACCAGATTTAATCTTTGTTGACTATATCAATATATGTGCGTCTAGTAGATTTAAACCTGGTAGTAATGTGAACTCATATACCTATGTCAAAGCAATCGCTGAAGAAATGCGTGGTCTTGCTGTAGAACTAGATGTACCTATTGTAACAGCAACACAAACAACTAGATCTGGTTTTGTATCTAGTGACATTGGGTTAGAAGACACTTCAGAAAGTTTTGGTTTGCCCGCTACTGCTGATTTTATGTTTGCCTTAATTAGTAGTGAAGAATTAGAACGAGCAGGTCAAATGTTAGTTAAACAATTAAAGAACAGATATAATGACCCAACAGTAAATCGTAAATTTATTATTGGTGTTGATAGAGCAAGAATGAAATTGTTTGATATTGAACAACAGGCACAAAACTTAATACAACCAGAACAGGAGAAATATGTCGAACACAACCTTGAAAAGACGGAAGAAAGTCCAGAAGAAAAATACAAGAAGTTCCAAAACTTCAAGTATTGAGTATTCTGTAAAGACTAAACGTAAGGGCAAGTCTTATGAGTTCGCTGTCGTTGAGAACAAAGAAAGAACAGTGAAAGTCTTTAATTTTAGAGAAAAAGCAAAAGAATTTGCGGAATGGCATAATAAACATCAAGTCTGGCAAGTAAATGGGGGTATACCAAACTTTCTCATTGACTAAATAGTTATTTTAGTATATGAATGGGAGTTATGATAGACTTAATAGAAGGCAAGAATACGCATTTAGAACATGCGGAAGACGATATAATCAATAATGGTTACGATGGTGGTGTAAATGCTATCAACTTTTTATCGTCATTAAAAGACATGTTATCTGGATCTAGGTCCAGTAAAGTCAATGTATCTGTTAAATGGGATGGCGCACCAGCGATTGTTTGTGGTCCAGATCCACGTGACGGCAAATTCTTTGTTGGCACAAAAGCAGTATTCAATAAAAATCCCAAAGTCAATAAATCAATACAAGATATAAGAAACAATCACACAGGTGAATTACAAAATATTCTCCGTGAATGTTTACAATATTTACCATCATTAGGCATAAAACAAATATTACAAGGTGATTTGATGTTCACATCATCTGGTAAAAAGATGTCAACATACAAAGATAGTAGTGGTAAATCTGAACAAATGATTTCTTTTCAACCTAACACCATTGTCTATATGGTGCCAGAGAATACACCGTTTGGTCGTAAGATAGCAAGATCAAAACTTGGTATCGTATTTCATACAACATACACAGGTAAATCTTTTGATAAGATGAACGCTAAGTTTGGTGCTGACGTATCTAAACTAAGAAGATCACCAAGTGTGTGGTTTGATGATGCTTCATATAAAGATGTATCTGGTAATTCACTAATGACAATAGGTGAAAGTCAACAACTACAAAAACTATTAAACATGGCACAAGGTAGTTTAGGTAAAGGTAAAGAACTACTTAACAAAATCAAAGTAGAAAAAAATCCATTATCTATTGGTGTACAACTCAAAGCATATCTAAACAGTTTTATACGTGCCGCAACTGATCTACCATCTACAAAAGAAACAGCAACTAATTTCAAATCATTTTACAGTGAAAGAACACAAAAAGAAATAGATAGAGTAAAAACAGAAAAAGCAAAAGAGAAATATCAAACAATACAAGATACTGGTCTTAAATTTATTGATGATCATCAAACAAGTATATACATGGCATGTGCTACATACAAAACTTTACAGACAGCAAAGAAGATGATTATTGATAAACTTAATAAAGCAAAATCTATAGGCACATTTGTAAGAGATGGCAATGGATTAAAAGCAACAAATCCAGAAGGTTATGTAGCAGTAGATAAAAAAGGTAAAGCAGTAAAACTAGTTGACAGATTAGAGTTTAGTATAGCGAACTTTACAACTGGTAAGAACTGGGAAAAGGGGGCAAGAAGTGTTAACATTTAAACAGTGGTTAGAAGATGTACGAAAAATGCCAGGTGGTGGTTACGGTGTATATGCTGATAAATTTAAAAACAAAAAAAGAGTGTTGACACCAGGTGGTAAACATGCTAAAGAATTAAAGAAAGTTTATAAGAATGAAAAAGATGCTAACGATTACATGGCGGCAATAATGATTGCGAAAGGTGGGGGTTGATGTTTACATTCAAAGAATTTACAGAAAAGAAAAAGTGTCCGCCAGGATATAAGTACGATGAGAAACTTAAAGTATGTGTACCTAAATTTAGAAAGTACGCTTACTATGGTAGAATAGGACCAGGGCCAAAACAAGAACCACAAAATACAAGTGGTGATCAAGGTAATGGCAACAGCAATGGTAATGGTAACGGTGCGAATGGTAATGGTGGTAACGGCAACGCTGGCGGTAATGGTAACGCTGGTGGCAACGGAGGGGGCGAGTAATGAGTTTGTGGAAAAATATTCATAAGAAAAGAGAACGAATAAAAAGAGGGTCTGGTGAAAAGATGAGAAAACCTGGTAGTAAAGGTGCGCCAAAGGCAAGTGACTTTAAAACAGCAAGAGGTGAAAGTAAAACTTTTAAACAATGGTTAGAAGCGGCACCAAATACTGCTGATGCTATGAAAAGATATAAAGCAGGAAAAGCAGGCTTTACAGATAAAGCACATTTAAAAGCAAAAGGTCTAATACCTAGAGCAGATGGCACAAAGAAAGTAAGTGACAAGTACAAATGAAAAAGTTAAGTGAGTTATTGAGAAAGGGTGTAGGGCGAAAGCAATCTGTCGTATTTGCTTTTGGTCGTATGAACCCGCCAACTATTGGTCATCAAAAACTTATTGATAGAGTTATCACTATGGCAAAAAGAGTAAAAGGTTTACCTGTGCTATATGTGAGTGCTACACAGGATCGTAAAAAGAATCCACTAAGTGTAAAGCAAAAGATTGACTATCTCAAAAAAATGTATCCAGTAGGCATACAAATTTTACCAGCAACAGGTAGAGAGAGAACATTTATGGAAATATTGAAAAATAGATTTGACAAAAAATATACAGACGTTGTAATGGTTGCGGGTAGTGATAGGGTCGCAGAATTTAAAAGACTAACAAAACAGTATAATGGTAAGGAATATAACTTTGACACAATTGAAGTAGTGAGCGCCGGGGCAAGAGACCCAGACGCAACTGGCATGACTGGCATGAGTGCTAGTAAGATGAGAGATTTTGCTATGAGAAATGACTTCAAAAGTTTTAGAGCAGGACTTATCGCAGGCACAAGGGAGAATGACGCCATGAAATTATTTAAAGACTTAAAAAAAGGTATGGGAGTAAACGAAGAAATACTACCACCTAGTGACAACGATGAATTGAAAGA